TTTTTATAAACTTTTCCCAGCATGGTTCTAGTATTACTCCAAATGTAACATATGAATGGAAAAGATTTACCGCAACCATCACTGCAAATTCTACTAATAGTACTTGGTTAGGTTTTTATATTGGCTGGGATCAAAATGGTGCTGCAAATAATAATGTATACGCTGTATGGGGATTTCAAGTAGAAGTTAGCTCCTACCCCACCTCTTACATCCCCACCACCTCCTCCACCGTCACCCGTGCTGCTGATATAAGCTCGTCTTCAACAGTGACGAGGGCGGCTGATATGGCGGAGATTACTGGGGCGAATTTTAGTAGTTGGTACAACCAGAGTGAGGGTACGGTATTTGCAAATTATAGATCTTTCTCGTTCGGCAAATCGTCAGCACTTCCTACTATAGCACATTTTACAGATGGTACATTAAATAATTATATTAGACTAAATGGTGCTCCTAATTATGCAATTAGAAATTTTACTTTTTCTTCGGGATTAATACAATCTCAGATGGTTGCTGGGGGAAATACTTCCAACAACACCAATTATGCAGTAGCTGCAACATTCGCTACTAATAATGCAGCATTGTATGCTAGCGGCAATTCTAATTTTGATACCTCATACATAAACCCTTTGGCAAATAAAGTGGAGATTGGAAATTGGATTAATCAAAATGGCACGTATCTAAACGGCCACCTTTCTCGCCTCACCTACTGGCCCCAACGCCTCACCAACACCCAACTCCAGGCCCTCACGGCTTCTTAACCATGAACACCTACTACCTCCGTTTCGCCTCTGAGCAAGAGGCCCTGGCCGAGTTCGACTCTGCCGGCTACATCTCCACTGACGGCTACAGCACCGTCATCACCGCATCCGTTGACCACGCCCTAGATGTGGTCGGTGTCATCTACAACAATGATTCCGTCTACGACCCCGAGACCGGCGAAGTCGTCACCCCTGCCACACCCATGACCGGATGGCACGTCAACCTTAAAGCTGCCGCCCTGCCTGATGGATGGGATACGTTTGTCGTCACACCCATGGCACCACATCGAATGTTTGCTGGAGATTTAATGCCAGTTGTCTAAACATAAGGTATTTGCTTCATAAATAACTAAAAAACTATCAATACAAATGAAACTCATTAGAGAAGAAATAGAAACCGTTGATTTTATCGTTGAAGAAAAAAACGGCAAGAAATCAATGTACATTGAGGGAGTTTTCCTTCAGGGAGACATTCGTAACCGTAATGGACGAATGTATCCAATGGAAACTCTCCGAAGAGAGGTCCATCGTTACAATGAAAATCATGTGATGTGTGGAAGAGCTCTTGGAGAACTCGGTCACCCAGATGGTCCTACTGTAAATCTGGATAGAGTTTCTCATAAGATTATTTCTCTGAAAGAGAGTGGTTCTAACTTTATTGGAAAGGCAAAGATTCTTTCTACTCCAATGGGTAAGATTGCAGAATCTTTGATTTCTGAAGGAGTTAGACTTGGTGTTTCTTCTCGTGGTGTTGGTTCTCTTCGTCAAACGAGAGAAGGTTATAGTTTAGTTGGTGAAGATTTTATGTTGGCTACTGCAGCTGACATTGTTGCAGATCCTTCAGCTCCTGACGCATTTGTTTCAGGAATTATGGAAGGAAAGGAATGGGTTTGGGACGGTGGAATTCTCAGAGAGAAGTTTGCACGTAAAACTTACAAGACGATCAACACTTTAGTTGATCAAAAGAGGTTAGATGAGCAAAAAGCCAGTCTGTTCCAGGACTTCTTAAATAATTTATAAATTAGAAATTTATAAATAAATATAGTTTATAACGTAAGGTTAAACGGAGAGTTCAAATGTCTCGTGGAGATTTACAAGAGATGGAAGTAGGCACTAAGCAATCCAGAACCGCTGTCAATTCTGGAGCAAAGGCAGCGGATCCGATGGATACATCAATTTCTGGTTCTTATGAAGATCTGGGTGGACCCACTCCAGAAAATTACAGATCTGACGATGATTCAGCCAAATTGAAAACTCCTGGAAGGACACTTGCTCATGTAAGTAATGTTGTCAATAAAGGAGCTAAAGCGGCTGATGCTATGTCATCTGTAAAAGAAGAGGAAGAGTATGATGAAGAAGTGATTGAAGAAGAGCAATCTGAAGAGATTTCAGAGGAAGAGTATGACATTGAAGAGGATGTAAATGCCCTTCTTGGTGGTGAAGAACTCTCCGAGGCTTTCAAAGAAAAGGCTAGAACCATCTTTGAAGCTGCACTGGTGGCTAAGGTAAACGAAGTCAAAGAAGCATTAGAAGAGCAATATCAAGAAAGACTTTCTGAAGAAGTTAGAGAAATTGCAGAGCAACTTCAAGATAGAATTGATTCCTATCTGGAGTATGTGGCTGATGAGTGGTTCACTGAGAACCAACTCGCAGTTGATTACGGTCTGAAGACCGAAATGACCGAATCATTCCTGAGTGGAATGAAGAGACTTTTTGAAGATCATTATGTAACAATCCCTGAAGATAAATATGATGTACTTGAGAGCATGGTAGACAAACTTGATGACATGGAGACAAAACTCAACGAGCAGATTGAGAAGAACATCCATCTCAACCAAAGACTTGCAGAGTCGGTTGCTGACGGAATCTTAGATCAAGTTTCTGAGGGACTTGCTGTAACTCAGAAAGAGAAGCTCGCTTCACTTGCCGAAAGTGTTGAGTTTGAAAGTGAATCAGAATATCGTGAAAAACTGGAGATGTTGAGAGAATCATATTTCTCCTCACAGAGAACTCCAAAGGCACAACCTGAAACTCTTTCAGAAGGTGTAGATGTCGCTCCCGAAGAGTATTCCGGAACGATGGCTGCATATCTGAGAACTCTTTCAGCTGTAGCTAAATCCTGAATTTAACATTAATCAAACAAACATTTATAGAGGTAAACGCAAATGTTCCATTCCGAGCATCTGCAGGAAAAGTGGGCACCACTTCTGAATTACGATGGACTTGATCCTATCAAAGATTCACACAGAAGAGCAGTCACCGCTGTCCTGCTGGAAAACCAAGAAAAATTCCTGAGAGAAGAGAACGCATTCTCTCAAGGTTTCAACCTGATGGAGAACCCCACCAACTCAGCTAACGCAGCTGGTGCTTCTGGTGGTTATGGAGCCTCTTCGGCTGCTGCTGGTCCTACCGCAGGTTTCGATCCCGTTCTGATCTCACTGATCAGACGTTCAATGCCCAATCTGGTCGCTTATGACCTGGCTGGTGTTCAACCAATGAACGGTCCTACCGGTCTTATCTTCGCGATGAGATCCCGTTACAACAACCAGAGTGGTACTGAGGCCTTCTATGATGAGCCCAACACCGCCTTCTCTGGTCAGGATGATGGATTTGATGAGACCGCTGGTTTCGCTGATGTAGCTGCTGGTATCGGTACTACTAACGCTACCGCCGATGGTGGTACTTATGGTGGTTCTAACCCCGCTATTCTGAACCCAGTTGGTACTGCTACTTCCACCGCTTACAGAGCTGGTGGTGGTATGGTTACCGGTGATGCTGAGAACCTTGGCAATGGTGCTGGTAATCACTTCAACGAGATGGCTTTCTCAATCGAGAAGGTCACCGTTACGGCGAAGTCAAGAGCTCTGAAGGCTGAGTATTCACTCGAACTGGCTCAAGACCTCAAGGCTATTCACGGTCTGAACGCTGAAGCCGAACTCGCTAACATTCTGTCAAGTGAGATTCTGGCTGAAATCAACCGTGAAGTCATCAGAACCATCTATAAGATCGCTGAACAGGGTGCTGTTGAGAACACAGCTACTGCTGGTGTCTTTGACCTGGATGTTGATTCCAATGGTCGTTGGTCTGTTGAGAAGTTCAAGGGTCTTCTGTTCCAAATCGAGAGAGATGCTAACAGAATCGCTCAAAGAACTCGTCGTGGTAAGGGTAACATCATCATGTGTTCGGCTGACGTAGCTTCAGCTCTGACCATGGCTGGTGTTCTGGATTACACTCCTGCCCTGAACGCTAATCTGAACGTTGATGACACTGGCAACACTTTTGCTGGTACTATCAATGGTAAGTATCGCGTTTACATTGACCCCTATTCGGCTAACCTGGCCTCTGACAACAGTGGTCTGACACAAGGAACTAACCAATACTACGTTGTTGGTTATAAGGGTTCTTCAGCTTATGACGCTGGACTCTTCTATTGTCCTTATGTTCCCCTCCAGATGGTTCGTGCCGTTGGAGAGGACACCTTCCAGCCCAAGATTGGCTTCAAGACCCGTTATGGTATTGTCGCCAACCCATTCGCGGAAGGAACCAGCCAGGGTCTGGGTCGTCTGAGAGTCAACAGCAACCGTTACTATCGCCGCGTCGCCATAAAAAATCTGATGTAATCCTTAGCTTCATCAGTTTCTTCAAAGGGTCCGAAAGGGCCCTTTTTTTATCTAAATAATTAGAAAAAAATGGTGGTATCTAACGCGTTTAGAAATCAAATACAGAATAGAAACTTCTTGTCTCCGGTTGGATTCAAGTTTATTGTCAACAGGGCTCGTAAAGTTTCATTCTTTGGAAACTCCATGAATATTCCCGGATTGAATATGGGAGTTTCTACTCAACCAACTTATCTCAAGGATATTCCAATTCCTGGGGATAAGATAGAGTTCAATGATTTGAAACTCAGATTTCTTGTAGATGAGAGCCTTGAAAACTACATGGAGATTCAGAGATGGATTCGTGGTATTGGATATCCAGAGAATCTTCAGGAGATTTATGATTTTCAGGAAGAGAATCCAGCAATGGACACTCAGTTCAAGTATCAACTCAATCTCTATTCAGACGCAACTCTATTTGTTCTGACAAGTAATAATACTACAAACTTTCAAGTCAAGTTTAGAAACATTTTTCCAATTTCTATTTCTGACCTTCAGTTTGATGCTACAGATAGTGATATTGAGTATTTGACGGCTGATGTGAGTTTCAAGTATACTATTTACGATATAGTAGATAACATGGGAAATACATTACATGATATTTGATTTGGACAAAATCCAAAGAATGTGGGAAGAAGATTCCAAGATTGACATTGACAATCTTCACAACGAATCTCTGAACATTCCGGTTTTACATGCAAAATATTTTCAGATTTATAATAACATCATTCTTTTGAGAAAGAAAGCTGAGCAGCAAAGAAAAAATATTCGTCATGAAAGATATGAATATTTTACAGGAAAGGCTGACCCGGATGTGTATATCGAAAATCCATTTCCAAAGAAGATACGAGATAAAGATACTCTACAAAAATATCTAGATGCTGATGAGAAGTTATCTTCAGCATGCCTCAAAATAGATTATTACGATACACTGTTGAACTATTTGGAAAGTATTTTGAAGATGATTCAGAATAGAACTTACCAAATAAAAAATAGTATTGAGTTCATTCGGTTCACCGCTGGTCTGGGATAACTAAATAACATCAACTGATAGTTATATTATGTCTGATGTTACGATTGAAAAGAAGAATGAGGTTTTCATCAAGTTAAAGTGTGAACCTCATATTCTTTATGAACTTCAAGAATACTTTACATTTGAGCCGGAGTCGGTGAAATTTATGCCCCAGTATCGGAGTAAGCACTGGGATGGACGTATTCGGTTGCTAAGCACTCATACTGGAGAAATCTACACTGGACTTCTTCCTAAGGTTATTGACAAACTCAGAAATCACGACTATACATATGAGTTTGAAAATAATAAGTATTATGGTCTTCCATATGAAGTCAATGATGAGATTTCATATGAAGGTGTAAAGGACTATATGAACTCTATTTGTTCTCATTCTCCAAGAAAGTATCAAATAGAGGGAGTATATGATGCCCTACGACATAATCGAAAGTTATTGATAAGTCCAACTGCGTCAGGTAAAAGCCTGATGATTTATGCCCTGGTACGTTATTATATGGATAAGGGGCAAAAAATTCTTGTAGTTGTTCCAACGACATCTCTCGTAAGTCAGATGTACAAGGATTTCCAAGACTATGGTTTGGATGTTGAGTCATGCTGTCATCAGATTTATTCTGGTAGGGAGAAATCAAATTCAGCTCCAATTACCATTACAACTTGGCAATCAGTCTATAAGCTGGAAAGAAGCTTCTTTGAGGATTATAATGTGATCATAGGTGATGAGGCACATTTGTTCAAGAGCAAGTCTCTGGTGTCCATTATGACCAAGCTTCATCACGCTAAGTATAGGTTTGGGTTCACAGGCACTTTAGACGGCACACAGACCCATAAATGGGTCTTAGAGGGTCTTTTTGGACCATCATACAAAGTCACTCAAACCGCTGAGTTGATGAAGCAGGGGCATCTGTCTCAACTAGACATTCAATGTATTGTCTTGAAGCATCCTCCACAAAAATTCAATACTTATGAAGATGAAATTCAGTATTTGATTTCTCACGAAAAAAGAAATAAGTTCATCACAAATCTATCACTTGACTTGAGTGGAAATACTCTGGTTCTTTTTTCCAGAGTAGAAACTCATGGAAAGATACTTTATGAGTTGATAAATAACAATAACCGTGAAGATCGTAAGATATTCTTTATTCATGGTGGAGTAGATACTGAAGAACGAGAATTAGTTAGAGAAATCACAGAGAGGGAGAGTAATGCAATTATCGTTGCTTCTTATGGCACTTTTAGCACTGGTATCAATATTAAAAATCTTCACAATGTAATTTTTGCTTCACCAAGTAAATCTAGAATTAGAAACTTACAATCAATTGGAAGAGTTCTTCGGAAAGGAAAAAATAAGTCCAAAGCAACTCTTTATGACATCTCTGATGATTGTACAATTAACTCAAGAAAAAATTATACTCTAAGACATCTTATTGAAAGGATTAAAATTTATTCAGAAGAGAAGTTTAATTATGAAATCACAACCATTCAATTAAAATCATGATTGAGGAAGATTTTTATTCGACAATAAAACTTAAATCTGGAGAAGAAATCTTTGCTAAGGTAGCTGCTACTGAAGAAGAAGATGGTACATTCCTTCTCGTTACTAATCCAATTGTTGTCGAATGCATCACCAATAGAAATGGCGATGTTACTGGATATAAAATGGAGCCATGGTTAAAGACCACTACTGAAGACCTTTTCATCATTAACATAAATGATGTCCTTACAATGTCTGAATCAAAAGACATTGAAATGATTTCTCTCTATCAATCTTTCTGCAGAAACCTGAATAGAATCTCAAATAATCAACCAAAGATGACTAGAAGAATGGGATACCTATCTAATGTTAATGATGCTAAGGAGATTCTAGAAAAGCTCTTTAAGAATAGCTAGAGCCTCATCTTCAACCCTAACAAAGGTATTCTACACATGATTTAGAGGCTTGTCAAGCCATTGAGATTGGTGGTATAATCAATACATAATAACGGTACAAATAGATGATTACCACTGCAGTTATGTCTAGAAGAAAAAGGTCAGAACATTATGTTAATAATGAAGAGTTCCTTAATGCACTGATTGATTATCAAAATAAAGTAGAACTATCATTCATTCAAAAGTATGGTAGAGAACCCACTAAATCAGACAGAGGAACCCGATGGGACACTAAACCACCCATTCCAAGATACGTTGGTGAATGTTTCCTCAAGATGTCCAATCACTTAGCATTCAAACCAAACTTTGTAAATTACATGTTCAAGGATGACATGATTTGTGATGGTATTGAGAATTGTGTTCAATACATTCATAATTTTAATCCAGAAAGATCCAGAAATCCATTTGCATACTTTACTCAGATTATTCACTACGCATTTCTGAGAAGAATTAAGAAAGAGAAAAAACAATTAGAAATTAAAAACAAGATCCTGGAACGAACTGGATTTGATCAGGTTTTTGAGAGTGGAAGTATTGACGGATCTGATCATTCAGACTACAATAGCATTAAAGATGC